TCATTTAATGCAATGCATTTTGGTTTCCACTAAACTTCGCCGATGATAACCTGACCATTTTTTCCAAAGTGACCTACCTAGCCGTTTGACTGTTTTTAACAATTCATTCCTCTCTAAAGATCTCAATTTCTTATCTTTCCAAGGCTTTGCATTCTTCCTAGGTGGAATGACTGCATGTGCATCTCGATCTAAAATGACTTGTCGGCAGTGCTTTGTGTCATAAGCACCCTCTGTATAGACTGAATCAATTCGTTCATCCAACGGAATTTGATCAAGCAAATCACCAAGCACCTGTGAATCACTCACATTGTTTGTTGTGAGCTGAACTGCTCGTATTTGAAGGGTCTTAGCATCTATACCAATATGAAGTTTGCGCCATTGGCGACGATATGCAGGCTGATGTTTCTTACGCTTCCATTCGCCTTCACCTAAAAATTTTAACCCTGTAGAGTCGACGAGTAGGTGTAACCCATCACGACTTTGCTGATGGCTTATCGCAATATCAATACGCTTTTGTCGTCTAATACGGTGGAGTAATCTGGTGCTGTCCAATTCAAACCACAGAGTTTAATCAGGCTTTGAGCAAAGCCAGTGACCATACGTAAAGAAAGACGGAATAGAGATTTGATCATTAAACAACATTGAATCGCTGCATCGGAATAAGTTTGATTTCGTCCATGCTTGCCTTGAGGCTGTGCATACCATTGGGTCTTGGGATCAAACCAGATTGAAATATTTCCTCGCTTGATTAAAGCTTGGTTATACGAGGACCAATTGGTTGTACGGTAGATTTTAGGGACAGGCTTCTTCATCTGGAAATTATATTGCTGAAGAAACCTTCATGAATAGCTTTATGCAACAAAGCCCTTTTCAACCATCGAAACAAAGTGCCTTTGACTGAAAAGCGCTCTTATACCTTCGGTGTGCAGAAAGACTATGACGGAGTAGAGCTTGAATACACCTCGGATGTCGACGATGCACGGGTTAAGTACATCATCCCTGAAGACATTACGCCTAAGAATCCGTTGAAGATTACTACAACTGGTATTCGTAACGAAGCGCAAGCGAAAGTTCGAGCGTGGCGAGAGTGGAATAAGCTTCGCTACAAATACATGTCTTGTGAAGTTGAGGTTCTAGACGAGTCTGAATTGCTGATTCGCAATGACCGTATCCTTAATGCGGACAACACCGTTGTAGACACTCAAGACGGTGAAGTTGAGGCAGTAGATGGGTTAATTATCCAGACCTCTCAACCATGCACATTTGATGTTGGTAGTGATTACTTCATTCACTTGCAGATATCGAATGCCACTGTAGATGTGGTGCCGTGTACAGCGGGTGTTGATAAATACCATGTAGTGCTTAGCCGCCCACCAGTACAGCCTCTTGTAGTTAGCGATGATCGATACGTTAAAACACTCTACACATTAGTTCGCGCTGATGAAACAGAAGCTCAGGCATTCATGCTTGAAGAACTTACCCCTCAAACTCAAATGACCAATACGCTTAAGGCTTCTAACTACGATGCCCGATTTTATGAGCGTGACCATGACTTTATTTAATTAATTAACAGAAATCCAAGCCCCTTGACTGGGGCTTTTTATGCTTGGAGATTTTACAATGACAGACATTGTTACGCGCACTGAACTCGAAGAGGCGAAAGTAGATTGTAAAGACCTGGGGGATGCTCTTAATACAAAGAAAGTCATTAATCCTCGATATGGAGAAGCTTTTTACTCACTACCTTTAGCTGTGCAAAAAGTAATGGAAACAGGTGGATTTGAACCATTTTTAACACAAGCACAGCTTTTATCTAGCACACCTACAATCTCCCCCAAGGCTGCCAAAGCATTAGATACGGGGAAAATTTGGTATTGGGGTAAGGGTGAAGGTGAAACTGAAGATTCGTGGCATGACACTGGGTTGAGTGAACTTGACCAAGCTATTAGCTTTACTGCTGAGAAGATGTCATTTGAATATGCTGAAAAGCTTTTTAAATGGGAAGACCTAAATAAAATACCTGTTATGTATCTAGATGCACTTGCCCGATTGTGGCTAGCGAATTTACCAAAAGATGTGGCTACACATATTGGCGAATTTATTGATATGCAGAAAAGCGTTTACACGCAAAATGGGAAGAATCTTAATGCATTATACGATTCTACTGGCCTACCAGTTGCTTGGATTACTTCAGATGGTAAAACTGTTTTACCAAAAATTGGCGTACTAACTGATTACATTGAGAATAAAGTTGCATCAGTAAATCGTCAATATGTTGATTCTGTAAATCAGTCTGCTTTTTTAACAGATTCACTCGCAGTTCAGACAATGGGTGAATTTCAACAACAGCAAACAGTTATTACAGCAGCCGACGTAAATGCTGCAGCTGTATTTCCCCATAATGTGACTAAACTTCGTATTCCTGCAATTACTCGAATTCAGAAGAACAAGTATTTGTGTTTCTTTGAAGCACGTTTAAACGATGACGACTTTGGGGAGAACTCTCAAGGCGTCTGTACTCTAACAGTTAATGAAAGCACATTTGAAATAACAACAAGTGACATCAAAGCCCTTCATGCTCGTGAAGTTCGTCCGAGTGGTGGCTTTTATACGTTTATGAATGCTTGTGCGACGAAATTAGATAGCGGACGTGTAATTTGTTTGTATGTTAAGCGTTATGGAACTAGTGAACACTATATCTATAAACGTTATTCAGATGATGATGGTTTGACGTGGTCTGATTATGAAAATATCGGCACACAATTAAACATGACTTTCTATAACCTTTTATGCCCTTGTTCTCAAGGACTAGTTAAGCGCTATGGGTCCAATAACGGTCGTATTATTTTTCCAGTTTGGTATTCAGGTAAAGCATATGTAGCATCGGATTTCCGTGCCGGGTATATCTATTCTGATGATGGTGGAACAGCCTGGCATGATGGCGCCTTTGCTGAAATCCCTTATGGCAATGAAGTCCAATGTGCCGAAGATTTGAATGGTGATTTAATCTTTGCAATTCGTCTTGATCAAACAGTAGGCGGTGGAACTAATGATCCTACAATTCAGGTCAAAAAGTTAGTAAAGCTTTTAAATGGTACTTTGTCTACTTTTATAGACATTCCTGCACCAAGACTTACTAATGCACGTGTAATGTCTGGGTTAATCCAAAGCAAAAACGCTTATGACAGAAGTACACCAAAGCTTCAATTCATTTGCGCTAACGATCTTAACCGCAAAAACTTAAAGGTCTGGAATTCTTACGACTCAGGTCTGAACTGGACGCAATATGACGTGCCAAATACAGAAGTGTTTGCCGCATATTCATGCATTGAGAAATTGAGCTATGAGAAAAATTTGCTTTTATGGGAAGCAGATAATTACTCATCTCTAAAAACTTCTATTGTTTCACTAAGAAATTTGATTGGAGTCGCGTAAATGGGACAACAACTAGTATTTAAATCTAAAAACGCATTGACTGACTTAACAGCTATTCCAGATTTTGTTTCCTATAAATCGCGAGTTGAATCAGATGGTGGCGTTATCTATGATCAGCAAGCTGTACTTGACGTCTTGCAATTTATCTTCCAAAACAGCATTCCAGAAACTGATATCTTGTCTGCTACTTCGGCTGCATGGGGTGTTAAGTTTGATCCGGTGACTAAAGTAATTACCAAGCTTTATAACCTATTTAATCCTGCTGGCGACATCATCATTCAAAACGGTACTATGAACGCAATTCATACAACTGAAGTTGATGGAAAACCTTCGTTGTATGCGGGAGGAACGAGTACTTTGTATGGGTACTCTTCAGGTAAATTCGCTATTGCAAATCCTATTGCACATACGATCCATCATGTACCTGCAAGAAGCGGTTATGGTGCTAGTGCTTTATTATTCCCACTTCAAACGCTATTCAATAAAGAAGGCTTTGACGCATCAACTGATCCAGCTAAAGTCTCAACTGATTATGTGGCCGTTGATCAGCGACTTACACGGAATGCTACTACTAATAATGACCCTAATACATGGAATGAGGCCCATCGTTTTTGGGGTGCATCTGTTGGTGTTGATGGCAACTTAAATGGTAGTCGAATTGGTTACGCATCAAATGCATTAACCACAGGAACATTTATTTATAAAGATGGGGCTCAATCTAACTCAAATAGTACAGTTCCAAATATTAAGCCGACTCAACAAGCTGATCAGCGTTTATACTTAATGTCTAATTTTACTGTAGCAGGTGTACGTGGTAATTACTATCTTGGTTATATTTTTGAGAACTGGCTTTTAAACAATGGAACAGACAGCATAGCTAAAGCGCTATCTCTTCGTGCCAAAACAAAATATCGCTGATGAAGCTAAAAAATTAATACTTATATAGGTAAGTCAAAATCCTTTAACTTACCCACCAAACCACCACAAGCCCTTTGCTTAAATAGCTAAGGGCTTTTTTATTGCCAATAAATTAGGGGAAAGGCATGTCAGATACAGAAAGTTATGGTATCCGCTTAGAAAAGAAGGTGGATGATATCCGGCAAGAAGTTAAGTCGCTATCAGAGAGCTTAATTCAGTTAAAAGCTATTAATGAACACCAGAAAGCCCAAAGTGAAGAGAACGCAAGAAAAATTGAGAAACTAGAGTCAGGCGCTCAAAAAACAGAAGGTGCTATTACTTTCCTTAAGTTCTTTGGCGGCTTTGCACTTACTGGGATGATAACTTTTTGCACTTGGATTGTTTCAAATAACCAAGCCATGCACCAACGCATTTCAGATACCAATCAAAAGGTTGCTGTCATTGAATCAAAAATTGCATTTAGGGGCACTCCATGAACAGTGAAAATACTCGCGCATATCTAGCTTTCGCATTAGTGGGACTGATGTTTGTTTTAGTGATTGCTTTATTTTTTGTGGATATGCCGCGAGAAAACAGCAATCTGATCAATACGGCATTGGGTTTCATTGCGGGGGCTATGACAACAGCATGCGGCTTTTATTTTGGTAGTTCTGAATTAGAGAAAAAGAAAGGTGAATCCAATGACAACTAAACCATTCTTTGATGCTGCTCGAGTTATCGCAGGCGGCAAGCTTACACAAGCACAAGTGGATGAACTAAATAAGGTGGTCGATAAACTTGCGCCAGGTGGAAAAACTATAAGTGATGTTGGTGTAGATCTAATCTCAGGATTTGAAGACACACGTTTCAAAGCTTATGACGATGGTGTGGGAGTCTGGACCATTGGCACTGGCACCACAGTTTATCCAAATGGTGTGAAGGTTAAGCAAGGTGACATTTGCACACCTGAGCAGGCTAAGACTTACTTCAAGCATGACCTAACTAAATTTGAAAAGACTGTAAATGAATCTGTGACAGTGCCCCTAAATCAAAATCAGTTTGATGCTTTGGTTTCTCTGACTTACAACATTGGCGCAGGTGCTTTAAAGAATTCAACTTTGCTCAAGTTGCTTAATAAAGGCGACTACAAAGGCGCTGCTGACCAATTCCTTGTATGGAACAAAGCAGGTGGCAAAGTTATGAAAGGTCTAGTTCGTCGCCGAGAAGCAGAGCGAGCACTCTTTTTAAAGAAGTAACTTATATGTGTCAGCATACCAAAGTTGCATCGATCATCACATTGCTGTGCCTCCATTTCTCAGGATGCACAGCACATTCGATCAAAAACAATATTCGAGTAAGTATCTGCGTACAGTGCGTTGTAAATTAGCATTTTGTACCAACTACCTAAGGTTGGCCAACTTGTCTGCAGAATTTGGCCAACATTTTCGAAACCTTTTAAGTTGTTGAAAAGTAATAGTAGCTATGGAATTTATATAATTTAAGGATTGGCATTTTGTTGCATTAATTTATTTAACAATTCAGAGAAAAAGCCCTAATTATTTAGGGCTTTTTATTAATTTTCAAATTCCACATCGTAAAGTGATGTTAAAGTTGCCTTTAATTTCTCATCTTTAGTTTCAGCAATGTACTCTTGCATTTTCTCTTTATACTCAGAGTGTCCAGCTTTATACTTTGCATACAAGTATGAGAACTCGCCTATCTTATAATCAGGGTCGGTCTTGTTTTCGGGTTTATCTAGTTCCACTTTTAGAACTTCTGCAACGTGGTCATAGCACTTATTAACCAAAGTTGCTTCTTTCCCTTGCTCGGTAAACAACTGACATCTAAATGTAAGTCTTGCTGTATCATCTGGCTTCTCCGCAAGTTGTTTATCATTCAATGCTTGTGCTTTCTCATAGTCATTCAAAATCATATAAATATTCATTTGAAGTAGTTCACGTTTACGCTTGTCCGTGATCCTGTCAACATCGGGAAGTATCTCGCGCATGTGCTTCTGAAAGATTTCTTTATCTTCCATAGAGTATTTTTGAATGTACTCATTGTGCTTATCAATAATCTTCTGATCTTCGGCAGACAATGGTTTAGGTGCTGTCGTCTCAGTTTTTACTTCTGTCGGTTTAGTGCCGTCAGACGCCTTACTGCAGCTGCTTAGAAGTGCTGAACCAATAATAAATAGTGCTAAATAGTTTTTCATGCTTTACGTCTTGCCGCAGATGTGATTGTAAATTCATGATTGATATAGGACGGGTTTGGTACAACTTGCCCACCATCTATCCATCCAGTATATGAAAGCCGTAATTTAACAGTTACTGGCTCAAGATCAGGTGGAGGTAATGTAAGTTCAATACTTCCCACTGGCTGCATATCTTTTTCAGTATTCCAAAATCCTTTACCTATAGGCATAGGTTCTATGGGTCCCAATGGCTTACCTTTTTTTAGTAATTGAATTGATGCCTTTGGATAAATTTTGGCATCATTTTTAAGAACTGGTGGCAGAAGTGTTACAGATACAAATAAACTTGTATTTTGATTTTTTCTATTAACTACAAATGTACATTTTCCTGAAACCCCTTGAGCAATAATCCCAATTAAGTTTCCTTTGTCTTGATCATAAGGGAATAAAAAGTTCTTAAATTCCACACGTTCTTCTTTTGAGTTATCGATATAGTAGTTTTCGTATTCATCCTTCACAAAACTATTAGTTGTCAGCTGGTTTTGTGGTGATAGGGACTGTGAAGTAGTAGATGCATAAGAGTAAGGACTAACACTATCACCAACAACATGAGATTGTTGTGGTTGAATAGTCGCTCCACATGTTAATTTATCGCCAGCATATGCCACTGGCTTCCCATCCATAATCATATGGTCATGACTTTTAATAACTACAGACCAACACTTGCATTTAGGACACATATGACCATCACCAGCTCTAACAAACAAGTTTCCCATTTGAGAGGTTCTCATTTGTGTAGAAGGAATAATTCCACCGTGATCAGTAATAGCATTGTGAATTGCAAAACCTTTCATAGTTTAGCCATCTTATTTTCTTGAAGTGTCAAAATCATAACAAAGAGAGGGTAGACAGTGCTGTATAGTTTTTATTGTTCGAATTAATGAGAAAAAATTTGCTCAAAATCTATTTAATACACTTAAAGTTGAGCAAAAATTTGCACAATATTCATAACCTATTTGAGCGGTGGGTTGATGTATCATTATTAAAATTACTTTGAATTATCGTTATGTCACCACAGTTAATCAGAATTCATAATCATGCAAATTCTCGCGTTGCAGATCTACTAGCAGATCTAGACAAAAGCGGAGAGGTCACAAAAATTTATGACCTTAATGGCAATGAATTAAAAATTAATTTCTTGCGTGAAGAAGTCTATTACAAAAAAACTTGGTGGAAGTTCTCTAAGAAACAATAAATTATTTAGATGGTATGGACTTGGCATACTCAGATTTTATTTGATCGCAATAGTCTGCCCAAGCTTGCATCATCTCCCTTCTTTTTTCTAAATGCTTAGTCCTGTTATATGCTCGTCCGTGCATATCTTTAACTTTATGTGCTAATTGCTGCTCGATGATTTCGATAGGGTAGTTGAGTACTTCCTCTAAAATTGTCCTAGCAGATGCACGGAACCCATGCCCGCATACTTGCTCAGATGTATAGCCTAGTCTTCGTAAAGCTTGGTTAATTGTATTTTCTGACATTGGCTTTAGTTTGCTGGTCATTGATGGAAATACATATTCACTATCACCTTCAGGATCAAATGTCAGCTCCTTAATTTGCAGCAACAGCTCTTTAACCTGCCTAGGTATAGGTACAAGGTGTTGAACACCAGTTTTGTTTCTTGTTTTTGGTGGGGTGTATCTCCAAAGATCAATTTCTAAATCAATATCTGGCCACTTTGCATAACGTAATTCACCGGGGCGAACAAATACATAAGGAGCAATTTTTAAAGCAATTTGGGTAATGAATGTACCCTCATAAAAATCGATGTCATAAAGTAGTTGAGCAAATTCATTCGACTCAGTTAGAGCTGATAAATGTTTTACCTTAGGTGTTTTTAAAGCGCCTCTTAAATCTTGGGTTACGTCTCTCTCACATCTACCAGTGGCAACACCATATCTCATGATTTGACCACATTTAACTTTAACCTTTTTCGCTGTTTCTAGTTTTCCTTGTTTCTCATAAATGCGGCAGATATTTAAAACTTCTACTGGGGTAACTTTATCAATAGGTTTTTCCCCAATATTCGCGTTTATGACTTGAAGTAATCTTTTATGACCACGAATAGTTGATTCTGCAAAATCTTGTTTACTTTCCCATTCTGCAGCAACTGCGCCAAAAGTATTTTTTTCTGAGTTTACGTGTTCTTGTTCAACTCTTTTACGTTCAACATGCGGATCTATATTTTGTGCCAATAATGATCTAGCTTCATCTCGTTTATATCGAGCATCAGCAAGACTCACCTCTGGATAAGAACCAAAACCAATAGTGTTTCTTTTTTTTGTATATGGGCGGGAATAATCAAAACGCCAAAACTTATTTTGGTTTTTATCAATAAGTAAATAGAGACCCGAACCGTCAGATAGTTTCAGGGATTTTCCATTTTCTGATTTTGCTTTCTTTATCTTTGTATCAGTAAGTGGGACAACGGTTTTAGGCAT